GGTGGACGCATGGTTCCTAATTGTGTTCCTGTTGGCAAACTAAAAGAAATGGATGACGATATGGCAAAAGCAAAACCAAAGTATGAAGATTTTATTAAACCAAGAAGTGGTGGTAGTGAACCATCTAATCCAAAACTTTATGCAGCAGTTGTACAAGCAGCAAAAGATAAGTTTGATGTTTATCCATCTGCCGTTGCTAACTCTTGGGTAGTTCAAGAATATAAGCGTCGTGGTGGCACATACAAGTCAGAGTCAAAATCTACAACAAAAAGTATCTGGGGCGGAGCATTTGATCCTCTGACATTTGAAAAATAATGTCTAAAAAATCTTCAGGATCTTTTTTTAAAAACTATGCATTTAATCCATTGCAAATAAAAAATGGAAGAATAGTTCGTTTAAGAAAAGACGGTAGTGTTAAGGCGGATCTTGGTCCGTATCCAAAAATAAAAAAGGGGGCTAGCAATGGCAAATAAAGAACAAAAGGGAAATACTAATAAAAAGAAAGAGCCAAAGATGACTCTTAAAGAAAAACGTGCTGCCAAACAAGAAAAGAAGAAATCAAAATGAGTACATTTTATTTCTTACATTCATTAGCAATAGGTTTATTAATGATTGGTTCATTTTTTTGGGGTAAATCTTATGAAAAAAACAAGGTAAAACAAAATGGCTGATACATACACTCCTACATCTGGTATGAAGGCTGCTGCTCGTCGTGCTTTAAAATGGAAAGCAGATGGCAAGGCTAAAGGAGCAGGAACTCCAGTAGGCTGGGGTCGTGCAACTGATATTGTAAATGGATCAGCAATGTCTCTTAGTACTGTTAAAAGAATGTATTCTTTTTTCTCACGTCATGAAGTAGATAAAAAAGGCAAAGGTTTTTACGATGGTCCAGAGTTTCCATCTAATGGAAGAATTATGTGGGATGCTTGGGGTGGCGATGCAGGATTTTCATGGAGTCGTGGGATTGTAGAAAGAGAAAAGAAAAAACTAGAAAAGGTTTGGCAGGGAACTGCCTTTGATCTAAGAAAGTAGGGGGTAATGGAAAATTTAGAAAAAAATGAATTAATTCAACTAGTAGGATTTTACTAACAAAAACTATCTGACGTAGAACTAGAGTCATTAAAACTACAACTTGAGGTTAATAAACTCAATTCTATGGTTTTAAGTTTAAGCCAAGAACCAGTTAAAAAAACTAAATAACATGGAATATTTATTAGTTATAGGCTTGACATTGCTGTCTTATTGGTCTATAATTAAAATATCAAACAAAAGAAGAATGATATTTTTAAACAAAAATAAATATAGACAAAGTTCTATTTATGAAATGGTTAAAGATGTTGTTCCAAAACAAAGGTTTGATAAGCCTAAAGTTATAACGCAATCTCAAAGACATATTCAAAAAAATATGCTAAGGGTCGTAATAGCAGACGGAAGTGCATATTGGATATTAAATAATGTTTTTTATACTGCAAATGCTATAAATGGCAGAGTAGATGAAGAAACAATAAAGCCATTAGATATTGAAAATATGCCAACAAAAGAATTAGATAAGATGTTATCAATACTTGATGACTTAAAACAAGGGGTAGGACCAAATGATAGTAGCAGTACAGGGAACAAAGGAATTTAACGACTATAACGTATTCCTTCGTGCCATGAGCGTTGCTTTATCTGGCATGAAAGATGGAGATAATGATTTTATTATTTACTCTGCTGGCCCATCAAGAATAAATCACTTTGTTTCAGAGTTTTCTAATTTATCAGAACGAGGAATGAAGGCAAGAGGCAAAAAAATTAAGTTTTATAATGCTGCGCCAATATGGTTAAGTGAAAATATAAATCAAGTTAATTATTTTGCTTTTTTAAGTCGTCCAAAAGAATCAAAATCAAAGTTGGTTCTAGTTGCAGAAGCAAACAACATTGATGTTGGTCTTTTTAGGTATTAGGAGAATAAAATGATTATTAGAAGTTTAAATACAATGGAAAAAATTATAAATAAAAATAAAAATTTGCTGTGGCGTGGTTGGGATGTAATTGATTTAAAAGAATCAGAAGTTGCAAAAACATCTCCAATGGGTATTAGAGTAAAAGATAAATGGTATTTACATAGAGTCTATAAGCCTGGTCGTAATGGTTGGGATATACCCAATAAGTATAAGGATTAATCTTGAAACAGCATTTGTGGAAAGACGAAGCCTTATGTTTGGGAATGGAAAACAATTCATTTTTTGATAAATATGAAGATCATGAAGAATCTAGAAAAAGTGTTGACGCACTTTGTAAGCAGTGTCCAGTAAAAAAAATATGTTTTGCAAACGGTATATCTGGAAAAGAGTGGGGCGTCTGGGGTGGAGTATACTTAGAGGGTGGAGAAGTTTCAAGAGAATTTAATAAGCATAAAACTAAACAAGACTGGTCAAATACTTGGCAAGCACTAACAATGGAGTAATGATGATTATACAAATAATTGGACTACCTGGCTCTGGAAAAACGGAATTAGCAAAAGCCCTTAAAGAACGTATTAATGCTATTCATCTTAATGCAGATGAGGTACGTGCTACAGTTAATTCTGATCTTGGATTTACCCCAGAAGATCGCATAGAGCAGGCACGACGCATGGGAGAAATGGCAAGACTTATTGCCAACCAAGGAGTTGCCCCAGTAATTGTAGATTTTGTTTGTCCAACAGATGCGACAAGGGAAGCATTTGGTAAACCAGATATTCTAATTTTTATGGATACAATTAAAGAAGGCAGATTTAAAGATACAAATAAGATGTTTGTAGCACCAAAAGAATTTGACTTTATGTTTTCTGATCATGAAAAAAATTCATACGAAAAAGCAAGTTTAATTATTTCTTTGTTTGAATTACATGATTGGTCTGCACCAACAACACTTATGCTTGGTCGCTATCAACCATGGCATGAAGGGCATCATGCTTTGTATTTACAGGCTGGAATGAGAACAAACCAAGTACTACTTGGAGTACGCAATACATATAATACTAGCGAAAAGGATCCACTTACATTTGATGAAGTAAAGGGTTATATTGCTAAGGATGAGTTTATGAAAGGTGCAATGGTATTGCGTTTGCCAAACATTACTAACATTGTCTATGGCCGTGACGTTGGATACAAAATTGAACAAGTAGATTTGGGGGCAGACATTCATGCTATTTCGGCTACTGAAAAACGTCGTGAACTGGGCATCTAATGTTGGACATGGAATTGCAGATGCAGAAGATAGATTTGTTAAAAGCATGTTTGAAGAGGATATAGATCATGAAAGTAACGAAGACTAGATCATTTGTTAAAGCACTAAGTTATCGCATTTGGGGAACGCTTTCTTCTGTTGCTGTTGCTTATGTTATAACAAAGAATGCTTCACTATCCATAACAATTGCATTTTGGGAAACAGTAGTTAAAGTCTTTATTTACTACGCACATGAACGTGGTTGGAATAAAATTCAATGGGGTAGAAAGTGATGTATACGAATGAAATGCGTAGGGCTGTACACTCAATTACACCGCCTAAAGGATTTGGTATAGAAATTATTGACAATGAGCACTTCCTTACAGTAAAATTAGATGAGTATAAATTTCTAAAAATGTTGCATGATGAAAAAATAGAAGCACTAAAGTATGTTGTTCAAATAAAAAAGGCTTTAGAAATAAATGGAGCAATTGTGTTAGTAACCAGAGAGGCAGTAAAATGATAAAACAGATTGGATTGTTTTTTATTTGTAAAATTAAATCACATAACCTTGTTGACGCTGGCTCTTGTCCATTTACTGGTAAAAGTTATTCAGCCTGTCTAAGATGTGGAGTAACAGTAACAAAATGAAAAAGAAAATAATTATATTAATGCTGTCAGCAATATCTATTTTTATTGCAATTAATTTATTCTTTGCTTCAAGGCTTAGTCAATTATCAGACTTAGATTTATTTGACATTGAGGAAGATGATTAATGCAAACCTTTTTACCATACAAAGATTTTGATCAATGTGCTGAGACTCTTGACAATAAACGTTTAAATAAACAGATATTAGAGTCTTATCAGATACTCAAGGTTTTATCTGGTCAATCCGCTTCAGGCGCATGGCGCAATCACCCAGCGGTATTGATGTGGAAAAACGCTGAAAAATCATTACTCACGTATACAAGAGCCATGATTAAAGAGGCTAGCCTTAGAGGTATTAAGACAGACAAGAATGAGGCCAACATAGAGGCTCTGAAGGCCGTTTCTGGGCATCTGTGGGGTACTGATAAGCCAGTCTGGAGTAAGGCATCTCATGTAAATCGTGTCAATATTACCCATAGAGCCAACCTTTATCGTAAAGATTATATTTATTATGCAGAGTTTTATAAAGATACTCAGAGTGAATATAACAAACCTTGTTGCGATAAGTGTTTATACTATTGGACAACTCACGTCATTAGGGATAGAGTACAATAGATATTATGGAAATGATGTTTTTGATATTTTTTGCTACCCTGTCTTTTTCCTTTGGGCTATCCTATTGGGCTACCTTTGATAAACTAAAAAAGTCTAACCTATTGTTGGCTGAACTTTTTATAAAAACCAGGGCACTTGAAGAATTAAACTCTCAAATTAACAACGGCATCAGTATGTCTGACGACACAATACATAAAGAAAACTTTATAAAGTTTCTCTCTGACTCAAGAGATTGGGCTTTTGAGTATATTGAAAAGTCACAGCAAACCATTAAAGAGGTTTCCGATGAACTGAGAATAAAAGGTTTGGACAACTACTCTGACAAACTTTTAGCACTTTTACCAGAGAACAACAATAAATGAAATTAAAAAACAACAAGGTGTCCTTTATACCAAAAGATAAAGAGACTGAAATTTGTATTCCAAGACCTAAAACAAGTAAAACATATATTCCAGAGTGGTTCAAAAGTATGCCAGTAGAAGTTCAAAAAATAGATGGTTCTAGATCAGACTACACTGCCAAAAAGTGTATGCCATTTTTAGATTCTTTAACTTCTGGGTATATACAAGAACTTCCATGCGACGTGCGTTTTGTTTGTAATACAGAAGAAGAAGATCCAATAATTAGTTATGAGTGGAGTGGTGGAATTAGACCACTTTCAACTAGGAGAGAGGATACACTGTCATCAAATTC